TGGTCTATTTGGCAAACCTCATCGAAAGATATCTAAAAACCAACTAATCAATACAATCAACGGTAAGGGTACGCTGGTCGAGGTTGAGTTCTCGGTCGGTAAAAAACAGTACAAGGTTATCCGTGGTATCAAGCCCAACAAGTTTGAAATCTGGGTTGACGGTAATATGGTCAACCAAGACTCTCACGCAAAAGAATATCAGTCTATGCTTGAGAAGAATATTCTTATGTTATCTCACAAATCATTCCACCAAATTGTGGTGTTAGGGTCTAGTTCTTTTGTACCTTTCATGCAATTGACTGGTGGTTCTAGACGTGAGGTTATTGAAGACCTACTTGACATCAACATGTTCTCCAAGATGAACGGACTATTGAAAGAGCGAATGTCTATTCTAAAAAACCAGATGACCGATAATAGTCATCACTTGAATATCGTTGAGACTAAGATTAATGCACAGAAGAAGTATCTACGTGACTTGAGTGAGATTACTACATATCAGAAGAAGGAGAAGTTGTCGAATATCAAGTCCTTGCAGGAAAACATTCGAATTCTTAATGATAAGAACAACAAACTCACCGAAGACATTACGTCAAAATCTCCTGATATTAAGACACAGACTAAAACCGCAATCGATAAGTTACAGAAACTAGATGAGTTTGGTGCTGGGTTCAAGGCGAAGCAGAAGGATGTGGTCAAACAGGCAAAGTTTTTTGAGACCAATGATAAGTGTCCGACATGTGACCAAGATATTGACAATACATTAAAACAGTATCACTTAGGTATGTGTAAAACTAAAGCTGGTACTATCGGTACTGCTTTGGAGATGTATGAGAACGACAAGTCAAAACTAGATGCTCTGATTTACGAACTCAGAGAACAGAGTGATGCAATCTATGAATGGCAGAGTCAAGTCAATGCAAACAGTCAAGAGATTGCAACAATCAATCGTAACATTGACACACTCAATGATGAGATGTCTCGTATTGATAATGAGTCTGGTGACCTATCTGAGGCTAATGCTGAGTTAGAGAAACTGCGTACCAGTAAAGAAGAACTACAAGATGGTAAGTATAAACTCAATGAACAACACTCATACAATCAAGTGTATGCAGAGTTGTTAAAAGACACTGGTATTAAGACCAAGATTATTAAACAGTACTTACCTGTCATCAATCAGTTGACTAACAAGTACCTACAGATTCTAGACTTCTTTGTACACTTTGATTTGGATGAAAGTTTCGTTGAGACTATTCGTTCAAGACATCGTGATAACTTTTCGTATGACTCATTCTCTGAGGGTGAGAAACAACGGATTGACTTGTCCTTACTATTTACGTGGAGACAGATTGCAAAGATGAAGAACAGTGTTGCGACCAATCTACTAGTCCTTGATGAAACTTTTGATTCATCTCTGGACGAAGAGGGTATTGAAAACCTCATGAAGATTATATCAACACTGGGTGAGGATACCAACGTGTTTGTTATCTCTCACAAGAGTGAACTCGAAGATGCACATTTCCATCGTAAAATTGAGTTCGTAAAAGAAAAGAACTTTAGTAAAATAAAGACTTGACTTTAACTGAAACGTATGGTATCATACACTTTATAAATTAGAAACCGAGAGGAATATATTATGGAATTATCCCAAGCTACAATGAGTGTTCTCAAGAACTACTCTACTATTAACCCCAACATCGTTATCACGGAAGGTAACACACTGAAGACTATTTCAGTTGCACGTAATGTACTATCAACTGCTGAACTCAACGAATCGTTCCCAACATCGTTTGGTATCTACGACCTGACAGAATTCTTGAATGTACTGTCATTGGTGGATTCGCCCCGTCTCAAGTTCGAAAATGACTATGTTGTTGTGGGTGATTCGACTGGTCGTTCTTCGGTGAAGTATTTCTTCTCTGACCCTGAGATGTTAACATCGCCTGGCAAGAACATTACTATGCCAGAAGCAGAAGTTAAGTTTACCCTAGATACTGATACGTTGGGTAAAGTAAAACGTGCTGCAGCTGCCTTGGGTCATGATGAAATTTCCATCACACCCGTGACTGGTGCGGTTCGACTATCTGTCATTGACAGTAAGGACGCAACGAGTAACGCATTCTCTATTGACGTAGAGGGTACATATCCTGAAGGAGTTGATTTTAACTTCATCATGAATGTTGGTAACATAAAAGTTGTCAACGAAGACTTTGAAGTAGGTATCAGTTCGAAACTTATTTCTCAGTTCACGAGTAAACAATCTACGATTGAATACTTTATTGCACTTGAAAAATCATCTAATTACGGAGCATAAAGATGGCTAAAGCACAAACACAAAAAGACCACTCTTCAATCTACGAACTCGGAAACCGAGTGTCTCGTTCAACGGTTGCAGTAATTGATACTGTAGTCCAACGAGGTGGATTTAAAGGTGAGGAACTGTCCACTATTGGACAACTGCGTGACCAAGCAGTTCAGATTATTCAACTCTGCGAAGAGTATCAATCTGACCAAGGCGTCGATTCTGAATAAAAACGTTGCGACTCTAGTGACGTGGGGGTGTGAGAGTTCCTTTCCTTTCCACCCCCGAATTTTCTTGACAATTTGTTTCATATAGTGTACAATGTACATTATTAGAAACACTTATTTTATTATGGAGACGACATGTCTAAAGAATTCTTATGGGTCGAGAAGTATAGACCCCGACTAATCGGAACTACGGTTCTGAATCAAAACCTCAAAGACACATTTCAAAAGATTGTGGACACTGGGGAAATTCCTAACATGATGTTTACTGGTACTGCGGGTACTGGTAAAACCACGATTGCACGTGCAATCTGTGACGAACTGAACATTGACTATATTGTCATCAACGGTTCTGAGGAGGGTAACATTGATACCCTTCGTGGAAAGATTAAACAGTTTGCCTCATCCGTCTCCCTTTCTGGCGGTTACAAGGTTGTAATCCTTGATGAGGCAGACTACCTTAATGCACAGTCAACTCAACCCGCACTTCGTGGATTCATCGAAGAGTTCTCTCAGAACTGTCGATTCATTCTAACGTGCAACTTCAAGAACAAAGTAATCGAACCCCTACACTCTCGTTGTAGTGTGTATGAGTTCAACACTTCTAAGAAACAAATGGCTGGGTTGTGTGGTGAGTTTATGACTCGACTACAAATCATCCTAGATGGTGAGGGTATCAAATACAATAATGATACCATTGCGGGACTGATTAGTAAGTATGCACCCGACTGGAGACGTGTTCTTAACGAAGCGCAACGTCATTCTATCTCTGGGTCATTGGATACTAAAGTTATCATAAATGACGCAAATGGTAACTATAACAACCTTTTCCTATCACTAAAGAACAAAGATTTCAAGAAGATGCGTTCGTGGGTTGTCAACAATGTAGATGCTGAACCAGCCGCAATCTTCCGTGGTATCTATGATTCAATGGACGGTAAAGTCGTTCCTGCGTCTATTCCACAACTTGTACTAATCCTTGCTGATTATCAATACAAGAATGCGTTTGTGGCTGACCATGAATTAAACCTTGTTGCATGTCTAACAGAATGCATGGCAAACGTGGAGTTTGTGTAATGAACCTTATCCGTAATGCATTACAAACACCCGATGGTACTGTTATTGAATCACGTAGCCGTCATGACTACGTGACTTATGAAGATGCCAACGGTAAACAATATATGGTCGATGGTGGTCTTGATTATGTAAGACGGTCTGCCCATGCAGACCAGATAGACCTGTGTGAGTATGACGATGCGCCCCATGAACGACAACGTGAACTACTGACGTGGGGAACATACGGTATCAATGGTGACCAACCATTGCAGTATAGGACTATTGCAGAAATGGAAACAGGACACCTTGAGGCTGTAGTAGAAATGAAGAATGTGTCTCCAGTCCTAAGAAAATGTATGCAAGTAGAATTACAGACTAGGGAGTCAAAGTAATGTATAAACGTAATACAATTCAGAAACTAGAGGAAGACATCATGAAATCATGGGGCATCGTTGATGAACTTGATACCTTGATTAAATATGTTGGTGATGACCCCTTCTTCATTGGTATGAACCCCGAACATCAAGATAGACTTATAAATATTTTAATTGGTGTCAAAGAAATGTCTGACGTTAAGTTTCAATTAATGTGGAACACTTTTGAATACACACTGGAAGAATATTATAAATATAAGGGAAGTCATGACACGGAAGAATAGGTAAGTGGAAACTCAATGTGCAATCGTTAAGGAAAAAAGAACTTTTAAAGAAGTTCAACAAGACCTCACCGAACTCAACGGTGACGGGAATAGAACCCGTGGTAGGTATGGAGAAGACAATGAAAAAGTGGTGGAGGATTTGGGCGAGGTCGCTCGGAGAGAAGGTCGGAGAGACTGACCGACAAGCTGATACCGTAGCCATCATTAGAACTATTTGGTGGTTGACACACATGGCAACATGTATCTTTATTATATTAAACGCAATAGCAAATCATGGTTGGAATTTATTATGAGTTATCAAGAAGACGTAGAAAAGTTTATGGTGGTTGGTGGACATGAAGTTCCTGACCATGGTGGGATGGAGAGCGCTCAAGCAAATCTGTATATGGATTTAATTGAGGAAGAGTTTTGGGAGACCAAACAGGCATTCTTACACGGTGACCGTGTAGAAGTTGCGGACGGTCTTGCGGATATGGTGTGGGTCATCATGGGTATGGCCTCTACTCTAGATATGGATTTCAATGATATTTGGGAAGAAGTTAAACGTTCTAACATGTCTAAGTTCCCCGATGGGGTTGCTGTTAGGGATGAGAACGGGAAGATTATGAAACCAGAAGGGTACTTCCCTCCAAACATTGCGGAGATTCTAAATGATTAAGTATCTACGTAATAATGACAAGATTAAAGATTGTCTAACAACAGACGAGCTTGGTAACCGAGTACATAAAGGTGACGGTTCATATGTTATTGTTGTTCCTGAAACAAAAGAACCCATTAACCATCAACCCATTGCACTAACTAAAGTCAATAATGAGTGGGTGCCAAAGCAGATGGAGTTAGATTTTGGATAAGTGGGATATTGCACATATGCAAGTCGCAGAGATTTATGCAAAGTTGTCTTCTGCGATACGTATGAAAGTTGGTGCTGTTATTGTAAAAGATAACCGAATTATCTCCATTGGATATAATGGTATGCCTAGTGGTTGGGATAATAATTGCGAATATAGAACTTGGAAAACCCTTTCAAAGGGGGCATCCTATCTTACTAAAGAACTAAAAACTAAAGACGAGGTGTTACATGCGGAAACGAATGCGATTGCAAAGGTTGCGAAGTCAACAGAGTCGGCGGAGAGTGCAGTTCTCTACACAACCTGCGCCCCATGCCTCGACTGCGCCAAACTCATCCACCAATCGGGAATCTCAAGAGTTGTCTATGGACACAACTATAAATCAGACGAAGGGTTGACTTTTCTTGAGAAGTGTGGTATTATAATCGACACCGAAAACAAACCCGACCCTGACGATTTACCTTGGAGCATTTAGTGAATCCTTTTAATTATGTAAACAGTATCAACCTATCCAAAAAAGACATCATGGTAACTCCTGATGACGAGAAGGCCTATAACTCCTTTATGGTTAATCGTTCTCTATCTTACTTTTCCGATACGGTTGTTATTGCAAATGAGATGAATAAGTATCACCACCTAGACTCACGTCTACAATATCAGTTTCTTATAAATATAGTTAGGAAACGAAAACGTTTCTCCAAGTGGGTAAAACCTGAATTAGAAAATGACCTTGAGTCGGTGAAAGAATATTATGGATATAGTAATGAAAAAGCACGGCAAATCCTGCCACTTCTCTCGCCTTCTCAAAGAAAAGAAATAAAAGAAAAGGTGAACAAAGGTGGAAGAAAATAACTTAATATCATGGAGTCCTGTGCAAATGCTAGAGATTACTCTAGCTGAACCCGATGACTTCCTCAAAGTGCGTGAGACCCTAACTCGTATAGGTGTTGCATCACGCAAAGAACAAAAACTATTCCAATCATGTCATATCTTGCATAAACAAGGACGCTACTATATTGTCCATTTCAAAGAGTTGTTTATGTTGGATGGTAAGAAATCCAACCTAGAAGACAGTGATATTGCACGTAGAAATACTATAGCAACATTGTTATCCGACTGGGGACTGGTTGAGATTCAAAACAAAGAGGTGTGTGTTGATTGTGCGCCTTTACGACAAATTAAGATTATTGGCTATAAAGACAAGGATGAGTGGGAACTCTGTCCCAAGTATAATATCGGAAACAAATGATTGGATTTGCGGAACGTTTAGAGGATATTCGTAATAAGAAATATTGGTGGACAACCATAGATATTAGTTATGGTTGGCCAGAAATCATGCATCTTATTGATACACATCCTCAAGAAATGTATGACTGGAATCGTGAGAAACAACGACTCGGTCTAAACTCATTTCATAGAAGACCTTCTGCTCCTCAATTTACAAAAGATATTGTAAAGGAAATGGAAACGGTTTTTGTAGAACCCGCTCCAAAGAAAGACACGTATGAAAAGGGACATCCCCAAATCACGAACATTGCGTTTGTTGGTTTTGGTCAGTTCTCTGGTTCATACCCAAGACATAAAGACAGTATGGATGTCTTCTTGGTTCAAGTAATCGGTGAATGTAAGATAACTATCGGTGAAGATGAAGAACCAAGGAACAGCGATGAAACAAAGGTCATGAAGCCAGGCGATTGTGTTTTCATACCAAGAGGTACATGGCATCATCTTGAACCATCTGTATCAAGGGTGACATTCTCATTCGGGTTTGAAAGCGACCCTGACTGTGACCCAAAAACTTTTATATAAGGCTTGAATTAAAGAAATTAATCCTTATATATAGTAGTGTGAGAATTGTTCTCACATACGTGAATGCCGTTAATCGGGTTCACGTCCATCTTGCTAAATTAATATAGGAGATAAAGCAACATGACAAATCTAAAAGTAGGTAAATCACTTTTCCCACGTTCAGCATTCATTGGTTTCGACCATTTATTTAACGAACTGGAATACGCAACCAAACACGCTAACGACCATTACCCACCTCACAATATTGTGAAACTGGGTGAAGACGAGTTCGTTATCGAAGTAGCCGTTGCGGGATTCACACAGGACGAAATAAGTGTTGAACAAAAAGAACGCTCGTTAACCATTAGTGGTACACACGAATCTAGAGACCGTGAAATTATTCACAGAGGTATCTCTACAAAAGCGTTCAGGAGACACTTCAGACTTTCTGAGTATGTTCTAGTAACTGGTGCTTCACTAAAAGACGGTATCCTTGCAGTCACATTGAAGACGGAAATCCCAAAAGAGAAGCAGCCTCGTACAATTAAAATCACTTAATTGCGAGGAAATAAAATGACAACCGATGCTAAGTTAGAGTTCGGGTTGTTTGCAGGCACCATCTGGATGATGGTAATTGCACTACAACCACTGCTCTAAAAGTTATGGGGGGCGGGAAACTGTCCCCTATATATTGTTATGAAAGCATACATGATTGCAGACCTAAACAATCCAACCTCTGTGAGATACACGGAGATTGCATTAGAATCTTGGTCAAAACAAAATATCCTTGACATTGAAGTCATTCAGTGTTATACTCCCGATACAATATCAGAATTAGAACCTCTCTATAACTGGCGGCCGTTACAACACCACCTACAAGTAGATGCGAAACTTATGGCTTCACCAAGTGAAAGGGCGGGTGATATATCTCATTGGCAACTCATCAAGAAACGAGCAGAGAGTAGTTCAAGGTTCTATGTAATGGAACACGATTCATATCTATTAGATGTGGACGAGTTCAAGAGACAGTTTGACTTTACTATGGAACATGGGTTATCATATGCAAATCATGGTCTGTTCATGTCTTGTTATTCTTTCTCACGACCAGCTGCCATCTTTATGAATGACTTGTTAGTAAACCAAGCGTTCCCATTGAATGGTGGCCCATATGGATGTGTGGAGAGACTGGTAAAAACATATTTGTCAAACAATAGAAAGGACTGGGGACGATATACGTGGATGTCCCATGACCCAAGTGGAAATGTCAATATCGGACAAACCAGCGAAGAACTATTTAATACATATAATTTTCCAGTGAGGAATGCACCATTTAAACTGGCGTCCACTCAAGTTATATCAAAGTCTTGGGGTATTACTCAAGACCACCGAAAAGCAAACGAACTTTTATGGGAAAGACACAAAGATTTTAAAGTTATTGATTGACTTTCTCTGTTCACTGGTGTATAATGAACATTAAATCATGAGGTAAACTATGAAATTCTATACGTCTGTAGAAAGATTCGGTAACTCCATATTCTATCGGGGATACCAAGACGGAGAACGTGTTAAGAAACGTGTTCCGTTTAAACCAACATTATATGTGTCATCACAAACACCATCTAAGGGTACACTGTCCCCTTGGAAGACCCTTGATGGTAAGGCAGTTGCCCCCATTGAGTTTGACTCTATGCGGGATGCCACCGACTTCATCAAGCAGTATCAACATGTTCCTACCATGAAAGTATATGGTATGAATAACTTCATCAACCAATACATCACCGAACAATTCCCCCGTGATATCACCTTCAATCGTGACCAGATTGTCGTATCGACTATCGACATCGAGGTTGCTTCGGATGAGGGATTTCCTGAACCTGATAAGGCAGATTATCCTATCATCTCTATCTGCACAAAATCCAGTAAGGAAGACTTCTTCCGTGTCTGGGGCCTGGGTGATTATAATCCTTCCGAGAATACAATCTATAATAAATGTGACACAGAGTTGCAACTGATTGAGTCCTTCCTCGGTTACTGGCAGAATCATGGTTCGCCTGATGTAGTTACTGGTTGGAATACGAAGGGGTTTGATATTCCCTACCTTGTTAACAGAACAAGAAAAGT